ATCAGTTTTAGATTAAGATAACCTTGGCGTACCATAAGACCATTGCGCCGGATGTATAGTTGACTATTAATCAAACATGCATCTGGCGAAAGATAATTCTTTCCCTGACTAATTACGAAGCCTGCTTCCAAAGCAGTCTCATAGAAAATCGGAGCAAAATCTCGTGGACACTTGAAGAGAATGTCATCACCATTTACGATGACATTATTGTACATCTTCCAGTACCGACCGATACGACCTTTTCGATCGACCAACAACCACTTATCCAAGGCTCTTCGATAAACAGACAAGTTTATCACGCAGAGTAATGGAAAGCTTAGCGGATGTCCCATCAACTGTCCCTCACATTGAGAGATGACAGTTCCATCAGGGTAAACAACACGCCCAACAGACAGTGACATAAATCCTAACCAATACAATGGATGGCCTTCAAGCGCAGAAAATGCAGCTAATGAAGCGTCCTTCTTAAGTAAATCGGTTGCGGATTTATAATCACCGGAACACCAACACTCCTCGTTCACCGCAGCATCAAGCTCACGGACTTTCTCCAAGAGATCGTCGTGAAGCATGGTACTGTGCCTTGAGTTCTTCCAACGCGTTAACATAAAGCCTTGTATAGGTTGTAACGTAGAATATACCAAACCATCCCCAATGGAGATTGGTCTGATCTTTCCCGGTTCGTATAACCCAACGAACTTCACATCAAAGGAAGGATTAACACCATTTATCCAAACAGTCAGAGACTGGATCACCTGATCAAACATTTTCTTATATTCGTTTGATCTCCAGTCCTCAACGGCTTGATGGAGTTGCCGCAAGCTTCCTGTCTTGACTTCTGTAGATACGACTGACCCAGGGTCAGCCACAGAATTCAAAGAAGCTACATTAACACCATCACTCTTTGTGGGCATACGGAGTCTGCCAGTTAAGCTTAACGCCCCGCCTTCACGGCGGGAAGCTTGTAAGCATGCAGATCCCGATGGCATAAAACGTGTCGAAAGTTTCGGTTCCCCGAAAACTTCTTTCGATGTCTTCTCAATCCTTAAACCTAACTCATAAGGTATGGTACCTTTGAAGTTTCCAAGATTAATCTTGGAATCGGCAATGGCTTTATCCATATTCTTCTGACCAAGGGGGCCCCACATTTGTTTGGAGCCTTTTTGAAGAGAAAAGAGAAAACTCATATCTCTACGAGCAATAGCTCGAGATATGAAACGTTTACACCACCCACTAAACAGCGGAACGGTGTTCCAGGAATCACGCTTTGGAAGCTGTGAATCCAGGAACCCATGACAAAGATAAGAGTCTACCCAGAACTTGATATAAGTCTGTTCTCTCTTATCCTCGCTCTCGTACGATTTAATCCTAGAAGCGGTTTGCTTCATAGATCGTACGAAACGTCTGAACTCAGTCTTTGTGAACATCAC